ATTTTAGAAACCTGCACAAGGTATTAAAAAATCCTGATGACTACCCAGATGGCATTAGAGAAATACAAATACAATTAGGCATAGACATTCCAGGACTTAAAAGCGGTGGTCTTGCCGGCATCCTGGAGGTGTAATGCCAAGAAGTGCAGAATTACAAGTTGTATTTGATAAATTTGTCGAAGCTTTAAAAAAATATAAAGGTAAAACTGTAGGGACTGCCGAACTATCAGAATTAGTTAAAAAAATATACGGCGATAAGTTAGGAAAAAATACACCTGCTAAACAATTAGGTAATTTAAGAGCCTCCAATCCAGAAATTTTTAAAGATATAAAAATAGATTACTCGATAAAAGGACAAGGGCCTTGGAATAAGGCATGGGAAAATGATCCTGAATTTAGAAAATTTTTTAAAAAGAAAAGACCTGGAGTTGTTTGGGGAGATTTGACTACAGCTCAAAGAGACATAAAATCTAACACATATAACTCTTATGTATATGAAAAAGCAAAATTAAAAACTATTCCTAAAAATTACATACCCTTTAATGAACTATTAGAAAAACTAGGTGTTAAGAAAGATAGTTTTAAAGAATATGAAAGTAATAGAAAAGGAAATTATAGCGACCTTCAAAAGAAAATAAAAAAACTTTTTAATAAAAAAAATTTTAAAAAAGAAATTTTTTATAAAGATCCATCTCCAAAAGACATAAGTGAATTTAACACAGCTGTTTCTGAAATGCAAAAACAAGGAATTCAAAAAATGTCAGAGAAAAAAAGTGCTGGTTCTATTGAACCTTTAAAAGCAATCCATAGAGAATTAATATTAGATCCCGATGCAAGACCTACAGAACTTGCAGAAGCTATTTATGGAAAAGCAAATGCTCAAAATTTAAAAAACATTGGAAACGATGCGTCTAAGTATACAGAGTTTTTAACAGGTTCTAGATCAGTACCAGGAATAACAGCTCCTTCTATACAAAAAACTGAAGACATACTTGGAAATATTTTAATGCCTGGAAGTGGATTTTTTAATTTTGGAAATGCTGAAAGAAGAAATGCAATGTTAAGAGAACGAGATAAAATTTTAGGAATTACCGATAGAAGTAATAAATTGTTTTCTACGAGACTTCGTTTAATGAAAAAATTAAAAGGACAGGGTTTCAATATTGATGAGGCAATGGGGCTTTCAGCTACATACGAAAGAGCTCCGGGCTATTCAGAGCTGGCACAACTTACAAAACCAGAGGTAAATTATTTAAAAGGAAATACTATTGATAAAGATTTTTCTAGAGTTTTTGAAAAGGTTGTTAGAGGCGATAAAAATATTGGTGACGAAATAAAAAGATTTAATCAGGACTCAAGGGCGTTTCAAAAAAATTATGGTATTGATACACCTATCATAGAATACAAACCTGGAGAAAAATTAGATGCGTCTAAGTTTGTAAAAAATTTTGATAAGCTGACACCAGAAGCACAAGGAAATATATCTCAACTCGCAGATCAAGGAATTGTTTTAAGATCAAAAGCAATGCCAATGAAAGCTTTATTAGCTGCTGTTGAAAAAGCACCTCAGGCATGTAGAACAATTTTAAATTATCAAACAGGGGGTATTTCTGCAACTTGTGCAGAAGCCATACAAAAAGATCCAGTTGGTGCTGCAGAGAAATTAAAAAATTTGGATGCACAAAGTGGACCACTTGCAAAAGTTAAAAACGCAGCAACAGGTTTTTTAAAGTCAGGTGGTTTTAAAACATTTGGTGCAGGAGCTGCTGTAGGAACTGCAATAGGGTTAGTCAAAGCATTTAGAAACGATGATCCAACAACTTATTTATCAAACGAAGATCAACAGAAAAGTATGTTGGTTGATATGGCAACACAACCTATTACAACAGACTTTGAAAGACCTGCAATATTAGATTATCAATTACCTGCATTAGGTGCAACACTTGCAGGAACAACGGCACTTGCCGCGCCATCAACAATCAAAGCAAGTAAATCAAGAGCACTTGGTATTGAAAGAAAACCAAAAGGTTTTGTAAAAACAGGTGCAAGAGTTTTAGGAAGAGGACTTGGAGTTGCAGCATCACCTGCATTACTAGCACCGTTTATGGCGGGAGATATTGCTAGTCAGGTTGCAGAAGGAGATTCAATTACAGATATTGCAACAGATCCATTAAATTATACTTATCCAATATTTGCTGAACAAACAGATAAATTAACTAGAGGGTTAAACCCAACACTTAGAAAAGCTGCTAGATTAGGCTTACCAAAAGTAGCTCTTCGAGGTTTGTCTAGACTAGGAATAGGTGGACTAGGTGCCTCTTTAGCTATACAAGGATTAGGATTATTAGATGACTAAAAAATTAACAACCACAGTTCCACCTCTTAGAGGACCTAACCCACAGGGGTTGAATGTTCCTGGAAAAAAGATTATAGTAGTAAAGAACTCGGAGAAAAATAATGGCAGATATAGACAAAGCTTTACCGAACGTAGAGCAGGAAATAAAATTACCTAGCGAAGAAGAGATAGTAGAAGCTTCTCAAGATAATATTGAAGAACAAGTTGGACCAGAAGATATTCAGGTCGAACAAGATGAAGATGGTGGTGCTACAATCACTTTTGATCCTGAAGCTGTAAACCAGCCAGGAACTAACGAACACTTTGACAATTTAGCAGACTTACTTCCTGAAGAAGTTTTAGGTAAATTAGGTTCTGAACTTTTTGAAAACTACACACAGTACAAAGCATCAAGAAAAGATTGGGAAGATGCATATACAAAAGGTTTAGATTTATTAGGATTTAAATACGAGACAAGATCTCAACCATTCTCAAATGCAAGTGGTGCAACCCACCCTGTATTAGCAGAAGCGGTAACACAGTTTCAAGCACAAGCTTACAAAGAATTACTCCCAGCGACTGGTCCGGTACATACTCAAATTATGGGTATACCAAGTAGACAAAAAGAAGAGCAGTCAACAAGAGTAAAAAATTTCATGAACTATCAACTCATGAACGTGATGAAAGAGTATGAACCCGAGTTCGATCAGTTACTTTTTTATCTCCCTCTTAGCGGCTCTGCTTTCAAGAAAATTTATTATGATGAAATTCTTGACAGAGCCGTGTCCAAATTTGTTCCGGCAGATGATCTGATAGTTCCATACACTGCAACATCTTTAGAAGATGCAGATTCAATCATACATGTTCTAAAAATGTCAGAAAATGAATTAAGAAAAAAACAAGTATCTGGTTTCTATAGAGACATAGAAATTACACCAGGTTATGCACAAGAAACAGAAGTAGAGAAAAAAGAAAGAGAACTAGAAGGAGTTAGAAAAACTAGAGACGAACAAGTGTTCACTATTCTAGAAGTACATACTAATCTTGATCTAGAAGGTTTTGAAGACAAGGACGAAGAACAGAATCCGACAGGAATTAAACTTCCTTACATTGTAACTTTAGATACATCTTCAAGAGAAGTTTTGTCAATTAGAAGAAACTATAAACCAGAAGACCCAACAAAAAGTAAAGTAGAATATTTTGCACATTTTAAATTTTTACCAGGACTAGGTTTTTATGGTTTTGGTTTAATTCACATGATCGGTGGATTATCACGAACTGCAACGAATGCACTTAGACAATTATTAGATGCTGGTACGTTTTCAAATATGCCAGCTGGATTCAAACAAAGAGGTATTCGTGTTAGAGATGAAGCGCAATCGATTCAACCTGGAGAGTTTAGAGATGTAGATGCACCTGGAGGAAATATCAGAGATGCATTTATGCCTTTACCTTTCAAAGAACCATCAGCAACATTATTACAATTAATGGGAATAGTGGTTCAAGCAGGACAACGATTTGCCGCCATAGCTGACATGCAGGTCGGTGACGGCAACCAGCAGGCCGCTGTTGGGACGACCATAGCTTTACTCGAACGTGGAAGTAGAGTCATGTCAGCCATACATAAAAGATTGTATGTGGCGCTTAAAAAAGAATTTGTTTTATTAGCTGACGTATTTAAAACTTATCTTCCACCAGAATATCCTTACGATGTTGTAGGTGGACAAAGAAATATTAAGGCTGCAGACTTTGATGACAAAGTAGATATTTTACCTGTTGCAGATCCAAATATATTTTCACAATCACAAAGAATAAGTTTAGCTCAAACAGAATTACAACTTGCGATGTCTAATCCACAAATGCACAATTTGTATGAAGCGTATAGAGATATGTATTCTGCAATTGGTATAAAAGATATTAATAGAATCTTACCACCACCTCAACAACCAATGCCGATGGATCCAGCAGCGGAAAATATTATGGCAATGAGTGGTAAACCTTTTCAAGCATTTAAAGGTCAAGATCATAGAGCACATATAACTTCTCATTTAAACTTTATGGCAACTAATATGGCCAAAAATAATCCTGTAATTATGGGTTCACTACAAAAAAATGTTTTTGAACATATTTCTTTAATGGCACAAGAACAATTAGAAGTAGAATTTAGAGAAGAGATACAACAATTAATACAATTACAACAAATGGCACAACAAAATCCACAAATGGCACAAAGTCCTGAGATTCAACAGCAGATTATGCAGTTAAGTATGGGTATTGAAGCAAGAAAAGCTAAATTAATTGCTGACATGACTCAAGAATTTAAGGAAGAAGAGAATAAAATCATGGGTGACTTTGGAAATGATCCAATTGCGAAGTTAAAAGCAAGAGAATTAGACCTTAGAGCCATGGATAATCAACAAAAACACGATCAAGCTGATCAAAGATTGAATCTAGATAAGACAAGAGCTATAATGAATCAATCAATGCATGATGAAAAGCTTGAACAAAACGAAGAATTGGCTAAATTAAGAGCTAATACATCGATTGAAAAAACTATTTTAGGTAAAACTCTCCCAAGTTCGGATCAAATGCCTGGAAATGTTGCAATCATTCGAAAAACTGGAGAATAAATATGAAAAAAAATAAAAAAAACAGTCACGCAGGCATGACTCATGTAGATCATGATATGTTCTTGAATAAAGACGGTTTACTTAAGGGTGGAGTTGAAGTTGAGGTGTCAAATCCTACTGAAACTCAATCTGTTCAAGTAAAAGGTCAAAGAAGAATGCTTGCAGAAAAGAAAAGCAAAGCAGATTGGTACTAATATGTGGTTATCGGCAATTAAATTAGCCGTTTCTGCTGGAAGTAAGATTTATGCTAACAAGCAGAAGACAAAAATGGCAATGAGTGAAGCACAACTCATGCATGCTACAAAAATGGCCCAGGGTGAGGAAGTTTACCAAGGTAAATTATTAGAAGCAAGGCAATCGGACTGGAAGGACGAGGCGGTCCTTGTAATATTAAGTTTGCCCGTGTTGGTGCTAGCGTGGGCGGTCATATCAGATGACCCGACAGCGATGGACAAGGTCAAATTATTCTTCGATATGTTCTCTCAGCTGCCGTCATGGTTCACTAATTTATGGATACTTGTCGTGGCGAGTATTTATGGTATAAAGGGAACGCAAATATTTAGAAACGGAGGTAAAAAATAATGGCAAAGAAAAAAATAAAAAAACTTCTTAAAGGTTTAGGAATTGGTGCCGCTCTTTTAGGTGCTGGTAAAGCTTTAATGAATAGAAACGCAAGAGCTTCTACAACTGCAGACGCTATCAAAGCAATGACATCTGATGCAGCTTATGGAAAATCACCTTACACAGATGCTATCATGAGAAGACAAGCACTTAGAAATCAGGACATGAATCCTGCTATGTTTTTAACGGGTGTTGGCGATGATCCTGTAATACCGGGAATGCAAGCCGGTGCTAAAAAGGGTGGTAGAATTGTTAAAACTAAAAAAGGTGGAAGAGCCGTAAGAAAAGCAAACAGAAGCAAGAAAAAATAATGCCTGGAATGATGAAAAGACCTATGTTTAAAAATGGTAAAAAAGTTTTAAAACCAGTTAAACCAAAACAAAAAGGTTTAAAAAAATTACCCAAAAAAGTTAGAAACAAAATGGGTTATATGAAGGATGGCGGAAGAGCTAAGTAATGGCTAAACTTTGTGCAAAAGGTAAAGCTGCAGCGAAACGTAAATTTAAAGTTTACCCTTCTGCGTACGCAAACATGTATGGCTCTGCTGTATGTTCTGGTAAAATAAAACCAGGTGGAAAAAAGAAGAAAAAATCCAAGAGAAAATAATGGCTGAAGGTGGTCTAAGAAAATGGGTCAAAGAGAAATGGGTAGACATTGGAGCACCAAAGAAGAACGGCAAGTATCAACCTTGCGGTCGATCGAAGGGGAGCAAAAGAA